AACTTTGGGCGGTTCTTATTACGAGGAACTGTCTCTAGGCGATGCGGTCAACATGGAGCGCCTCAACAATGGGGCGCCCCTACTCAACAGCCACAAGGCCGCTGACCTTGCCGACATTGTCGGCGTAGTTGAGCGGGCTTGGACTGACGAAAAGGAGGGCCGCGCTGTTGTGAGGTTCTCTGATCGCGCTGAGGTCGAGCCTATATGGCGCGACGTGCAGCAGGGCATCATTCGCAACATCAGCGTCGGCTATGCCGTCGATGAATTCGAGCGGATCGAGGCCAAGCGTGAGGGCGATCCTCACACCCTACGGGCCACCCAGTGGACGCCTATGGAATTGTCCCTGGTGCCCGTTCCTGCTGATTTTTCAGCGACCGTAAGAGAACTGGAGACAGTCTCGATCATGGAACCAACCGAAACAAAGGAGCCCATTTCAATGGACGAAACCCGTGAAATGGAGCAGGTGGCCGTCGAGGCCGTCGCACCTGCTCCCGACACCAAAGCTATTCAAGAGGCAGCAGTTAAGGCCGAACGTGCCCGCGCTGCTGACATTCGCCACTGCGTCCGCGCTGCTGGCCTCGATGACTCTGTCGCCGAGACCATGATCAGCGAAGGCACTGAAGTCGACGCTGCACGCGCTGCCGTGATCGATCAGCTGGCTGCCCGTCAGGCTGCCACCCCTACCACCCAGCACGTCTCCGTTACCGAAGACGCAAGCGACAAGCGCGCCGCCTGTTTCGAGGCTGCCCTCGAAGCTCGCGTGGGCTTAGGCGAGTGGACCGACGCCGCACGCGCAGAGCGTTCCTCGACGATGCTCGACATCGCCAAGGAATCCCTGGGCCGTCGCAACATCAGCACCGTGGGCCTCAGCAAGTCTGAGCTGGCCTATCGCGCCATGCACTCCACCAGCGATTTCCCGCTGCTGCTGAGCAACGTGGCTCGCAAATCTCTGATGGCCGGCTATGAAGCCGAGCAACAGACCTGGCGCCCCCTGGCTCGTCAGCGCAACCTGCCTGACTTCCGCCCCGTGTATGAGGTGCAGGTCAACGGTCAGATCGTGCCCGAAGAGCTGCTGGAAGGCGGCGAGTACAAGACCGCCACAGTCTCCGAGGCTCAGACCAGCTGGAACCTCAAGAGCTACGCCAAGAAAATCCGCGTCACCCGCAATCTGGTGATCAACGATGATCTGGATTTCTTGGGCCGCATTCCTCAGATGATCGGCCGGGGTTATTCCCTGTTCGAGTCAAATCAGATGTGGGCCAACCTGACTTCCAACCCCACCATGGGCGAAGACAGCAAGGCACTGTTCCACGCTGATCACGACAACACCGGCACTGGCGCCATCGGCGTTGATGCCCTGTCTGATGCACGTTTTGCACTGCGCAATCAGTCCGACCTGGCTGGCAACCGCGTAAACCTGCGCGCTCGCTATCTGGTCATCCCCACCGCCCTGGAAACTGACGCAGAGCAGTTCCTGGCTCCCTTCACGCCTTCCGCTGTGGCAGACGTGAACCCCTTTAGCGGCAAGCTGCAAATCATCGCTGAGCCTCGCCTCGACGATGCAAGCTCTGCTGTTTACTACGTCACCGCCGACCCCTCCCAGGTCGACATGATGGTGTACGGCTACCTGGCCGGCGAAGCTGGCCCTCAGGTCACCACCGTTGACGAGCGCGACCCCGATGGCATCACCATCCTGAGCCGCATCGACTTCGGCTGTGCAACCCTCAACCACCGTGGCTTCTACAAGTCCACTGGCGCCTGATTTAAGGAGAACTAACTAATGAAAAACTTCGTTCAAAACGGCGCGAACCTGACCATCACGGCAGGCTCCGCTATTTCCAGCGGTGACTTCGTCGTCGTCGGTTCACTGGTCGGCGTTGCCGTCACAGACATTGCCAACGGTGAGGATGGCGTCATCTCCACCGAGGGCGTGTTCCAGGGAACCAAAGCATCCGGCGCCACTCTGGCTGTCGGTGACGTTGCCTACCTGAACAGCTCAGGCAAGCTGACCAACACCGCCACCAGCAACGACGCTGTGGGCTTGGTTGTCGCTGTCACCTCCACCACCGTGGATGTGAAAGTGTTCGGCCGCAAGGTGGCCTGATGAGGCAGGATCTGGCAAACCGGATCCTTAAAGCGGCGACAGCGCGACTGGGGGAACCCGTCACGCTGTCCCGTGATGGCATCAGCTACACGCTGCGGGGGATCTTTAGCGAGACGCACTCAGAGGTCGACATTGACACCGGCCTCAACGTCACGTCACAGATCCCCACGCTCACCATCAATGGCGCAGATCTCTCGATCGACCCCAAGGGGAACGACCGGGTCACCATTGCAGACGGCCGCACCTTCATGGTCCGCGAGACGCGGGCAGATGGTGAGGGCGGAATTGTTTTGATGATGTATCAAGCGCAAACGAACAATTATCTGTAAGGGGAGCGCATGGGCACCTTCGCGCAAAACCTTTTCCCTGAGCGGTTCTACCAAGCCACTGAGCACCCACGCAAAACGATCCGCGACGCGATCCACTCGCGGTTCATCACCAAGCTGGGCCAGGTCGATACGCAGACATATCCGAGCGGCTACAACAGCAACCTGACGGAAGGCGATGAGGGCTATATCGCGCCGATCTTGGTTGACAAGTATTGGACGCCAGCCGGTCCGAACGTCTTTCAGCGGAAAGAGGTTGAGATCGACTTCGGCGACATGCCGTTAATCCTGCTGAGATATGAGGGCGAGCGCGTCCTAGGCCGCGCAAAAACTGGCTGGGAGGGCTACACGGAGCGGCAGATCGATTTGTCGATTGAGCCCTATGTGCTGGTGACCCCCGGCGAGTCTGCTGAGCAGCAGCTCGATGAGATGGCGTTTTACATCGAGGCCTGCATGAATGGCTTTGACCTGAACGCTTACAACTGCGAGCCGTTGCTCGCGTCGACTGAATACGAAACCGAGTTTGACAACAGCCAGCCGGTCGCAGTTGGCCGCCTTTTGTTTGAGATAAAATATCTTTGCCCGCACCTTGGCATCGACTTCGGCCTTTGGGATCGCGATGATGCCTGCATCTCAAACACTGGCCCCACGCCGCCGGTTCAGACAGTCGTGGTCCGAAACAATTTCGGCACTGAGACTTACGATTATCCCGACGACTTTCCCAACCACTACCACGATTGAAGGAGACCGAAATGGCAGCCAAGAAAGCAGCAACCAAAGAAGCCGCCCCTAAGGGCAAAGCAGGAATCAGCGCCGAAGAGCTGGCTTTGTTCATGGGCCTAGAGAAGGGCCAAACGAAAGGCCTCAAGGTTTATTGCGACGCCGCGCAAAACGTTTGCAACTCTTTTGCGGGTGGAGAAATGCAGGAGTCACAGGTCGCCACCATGGCCCTGCTGCACTGCGCCGCCTGGCTCAAGATGACTGGCGCGAAGACCATCAAAGAGCTGAAAGAGATTCCGCTCAAAGTCCGTTACATGATCATCACGGCCATGGAGGAAGCTAAGGCCTGATGAGCTTCGCAGTCCCACGGTCAAGCCGCAGGACTTCAGGAGTTGGTGATTACGAGCTAACAGACACGGCCCGGAACATCGGGACGCTCTTGAGATTCGGGCAGGTTCTAAGCGTTGACTATGCGCTCAGGACTTGCCGCGTCCAGCTGCAGGAGAACCTGCAAACCGACAACCTCCCATGGATCACCATGCGGGCGGGCGGTAATGCGTTTTGGTCTGCGCCATCGGTTGATGAGACCGTGTTGATCCTCAGCCCGTCTGGCGAGCTGAACAACGCGGTTGTGCTGCCGGCGCTGCAGACCAATGAAAACGGCACCTGGCCATTCAACTTCAGCGACCTGGAGTTTGTCTGGGGCGGCTTAGGCAACCCGCGTGAGGCGCTTTGGCGCTGGTTGTTTGCTGATGGGGCGATCCTCGAAAACGACCCAGAAAAAAATCAGTTCAGAGTTGAGCAGCAGCAGACCCGGATCCGTGGGGCGGAGCTGGCCCACCTGCGCTCAGAAAAATTTATCTACATCGAGGCGGACTCAGAAAACGACGAGGGCGACAAGCAAGGCATCGTTCACGTCAAGGCCCCGATGATCAAGCTTGACGGTGACGTTCACATTACGGGCAAGCTGCTGCAGAGCGGCGACATTATCGGCGTTGAGTCAGACGGCGAAGGGCTCACGGCTCTCAAGTTGATTGGCGACCCAATCGAGCTGAACGGTGGCGGCGGTGTGCTCGGTTTGCTTTCCAGCTTGGTGGGCGCAGTTGCGGGAGGCGCTCTGTCGCTGGGGCAGCTGGGCACGCTTATGAACAGCGCAGGCGGCAGCCTGCTGCAGGGCCTAGGCGGCCTGGCTGAGAACGTGCTGGGCTCCACCGGCCTTGGCCAGCTGATCACTCAAGGGCTCACAGAGTCAGGCATTGGCGCGGCCATGGCTGTTGTCGGTGATCTCCCCGTGCTGGGTGAGGTGTTCAACGCCATGGGCTTCACCGGAAACATGAACCTAGTGCAGGGCGCTGTGCAGCTTGTGTCAGGTGTGACGAGTGGCAGCGGCCTGAAACTCACAGGCATTGGTTCAGACTTCGCAGGCTTGGCCAGCTTTGCCGGTCACCTTGGGGAGTCCCTGGGAATCTCTGGGCTTTCCAACCTCACAGACAGCACGGCCCTGGGGGCCATCAGCAACGTGATCACCAACGGGTCGATCACCATCAACGATGTGATGGGCGTGGCCGCGACGGCGGGCAGCCTGATTCCCGGCAACGTAGGCACCGCTATTAACACCGCGCTAGGTGCGGCCAATGTGATCGTCGACGACCAAGGCAACACCGTGGCCGGCCCCCAGCTGCTGCAGAACGCAGCGGGAACGATCATGAACGGCCTGCTAGACCCACGCAGCTCTGTGACAGCTGAGGGCATCGCGCACAAGATTTCAGAGCTGGGCCTGGCCACCAGCCTCGACGCCCTGGAGCAAGCCGGCGTCAACGGCGGCCAAGGGATCGGCGAGCTGATCAGCGCCGGAGCTATCACGCTTGAGCAAGTGCTCGACCTGCAGGGCGTATTTCAAGCCAACCCCGACGCAGTCGCGACTGCGGCGCAGGCCATGGACCTGGGCAGCGAGCAAGAGTTTTTCGCGACGTTCGAGCGGTCGGCGCCCGGTGGCTATTCAAACCGCGATATGAGCAGCTCAGTCGGTTCAGACAGCAGCCCTAAGAAAGGCACGACTTACGACGCCGGGTCAAACAGCTATGTCCCAGATGGCACGGTTACGGATGTTCCCGACGCTTACGCCGACTGGAATACAAATTACGCTTAAGGAGGGAAAGCTATGTCACTTGTCGCAAGGCTCGGAGATGTGACGAGCCATGGGGGCGTTTTGAAAGCCCCTGTGCGAACTGATGTGCTGACGAATGGCCGCCCAACGGCTCACATCGGCACAGCTATTTTCTGCCCTGCGGGCACTCCCAGCCACGGCCCCACGGTGGTGGTCACTGGCAAACCTTCGGTCTTAGTCGGCGGGATTCCAATCGCTACCGTGGGATCAGTGACTAGCTGCGGTGCGGTGGTTGCTACAGGTTCCGGCGATGTGAGGGCAGGCTGATGGCAGTGGGAATGAACAGAGAGACGGGCAAGCCGGTCTCAGACGCTGACCACCTGCGCCAATCGATCCGCGACATTCTTTCAACGCGCATCGGCACGCGCACAATGCTGCGCGACTATGGGAGCAACATTCCCGAGCTGGTCGATTTACCGATCAACCAAACAACCATTGCCGCCATTAAGGCGGACATGATTGACGCGCTCAACAACTGGGAACCCCGAATGAGGGTGAACAGAGTTGTGCTCACCGAAGTTCTTTCATCTGGGTCATTGACCTTCGATGTATATCTCACCTACCTGCCGAACGGGCAGGTCATCGAATTAAAAGGGGTGACCATCTGATGGCCTACAACCTGTCATCTTTGCCGGATCCGGCAATCGTCGAGGCGCTTTCGTTTCAAACAATTTTCAATGAACTGCGGGCTGATTTTCAAACCCGGTTCCCAGAGTTTTCTGCCCTAGTCGAGTCAGACCCCGCGATCAAATTGCTCGAAGTCGCGGCCTATCGGGAAACGATCCTGCGCGCCCGCGTCAACGATGCGTTTAAGGCAACGCTGCTGGCGTTTGCTGCAGGCAACGACCTGGACAACCTGGCGGCCTTCTACGGCTTGACCCGGATCGCCCAGGAAACCGACGCCGAGCTAAAAGATCGCACCATCAACAGGATTCAGGGCAGCTCGACCGCGGGCGGTGCTGCCTGGTATCGCTACCAAGCACTCAGCGCAAACAGTGGCGTTAGGGATGCTCGGGTGACGAGCCCCTCAGCTGGACAGGTTGAGGTGGCATTGCTGAGCAAAGAAACCGAAAACCTCACCGCCCTGGGCACTGACCCCAACGCGCTTAGCGCCGACATGGCGACGCTTGCCGCGTTCTATGGCGTGACCACAACTCCATCATCGAAAGATGAGACGGTGGCGCCATTGATCCAGGCGGTCATTGATGCAGCTGGCCCCGAGGGCACGGCAACGCCGCAGATGCTCACGGCGGTTGATGCAACGATGCAGAACGATGAGGTGCGGGTCATCACCGACACTGTGACAACCACTAGCGCCAACGTGGTTGGCGTTGACGTTGTCGCTGAGGTTTATCTCTACCCCGACAGCTCCGCCGACATTCTCAACGGGATTGACGCTCAGATCCGCGCAGCGGTTCAGACCGAGGGCGGCCTCGGCTGGGATCTCACGCTGAGCTGGCTGATCAAAAACATTCACGTTGATGGGGTGCAGCGCGTTGACCTGATCAGCCCGACCACCAACCAAGTGGCAAACGACGGCACAGCTATCAGTGTCAACTCAGTGACGATCACCAACATGGGATACGACCGCTAAATGTCAGACACCGGCCTTTTGCTTCCAAGTTCATCGACCCCGCTAGAGCGCGATCTCTCCGCGTCGATGAATGCGCTGCCGCGCCTTAAGGACTCGGTCGAGCTGATCAGGACTGCGAAACGGGAAAACATCCCCGACTCAGTCGTTCCATTTCTCATTTATGAGTACGGCCTAGGCGAGTTGCTGCCGTATCTATCGGACCCCCGCACGGCGATTGCCACGGGTGTTTTGTGGCAGCGCCTGCGCGGCACGCCTCAGAGTTTCAGGATCGCTCTGGGCTGGATCAACAATGACGGGACCATTGAGGAATCAGAGGGAGGAACCTCTAGGTGGTCGCAGTTTCAATTAGGGCTTGATTCTGCCCCGGTTGACCTGTCACAGACTGATTCAGTCGTGGAGATTGGCCGGCTTTCTTCCCCGGTCCGTTCTTCACTGTTTCGCATTTATGGCGGATGGTATGACGGGCGCCGGTTCAATCTTGACGATCACAAGCTAAGCGGCCTCGACACCCTCTGCGATCACACGGGGGTTTATCTCAAGAGTGAATGGCCACAGCTTTCATTTGGTCGCGAGTTTAAGGACGAACAGGGCGACATCTCCGGCGATCTCGCTGGGCAGCTTGGCATTCACCGACAGACCGCCATCCGCGGCCTGTATGAAGACCGCACCTATTTATCCAATTCCGTTCTGGGTGAAACCAGCTGGCGGACGCTTCACATCGAGGATCTTTCCTCGGTTATCAGCCGGCTGCATTTCAGCATCTCTGGCCCGTTCTGGATGCGGGCAACCGATTGGGATGTTCAGCTGGGCTGGGGTCAGCTGCTGGATTGGGCTGGGCTGCAAAACAAATTCACCCCGGCGCTCAAGTTTGCCAAGGCCGGCATTTACCTGGGCGACGGCGAAGTTCTGGGCGACACAAATGCCTGCCTTCCTGCGCGGTTCCTCGAAGAGTTTGGCGACGGTGCCATTCAGCTTTCAGAGGGCGACCCCGCCACAGGCGAAGGCATCCTCAGCGAGCACCTCTCGCGGGTTGAACTTACTGAAATCAATGAGCGGTTTGAGCGCAACACCGACGCAGAGCAAACCCACATCGGAAGCGTTCACCTGCGGGGCCTTAGCAGCGCGTCACTGGTCCCGAGCCATCGCGAGCACACAGCCTTTATGGCTTATGACGACAGCTTCGAGCTGTCCCGGTCTCGCCTCTCCGAATACACACCGATCCCGAACGTCACCGGGATCAAGCGCGATCACACCACCAGCGCCGATCAGTTCGAGCATCAGTCCGATCAGTGGCAAGACACCGCCAGCACCTGGGGCACCGACGCCACCGGCACCTGGGAAACCGTCGCCAGCTACTTCGACAGCCTGGACTTCGGCAGCGCCTGGGATCAGACCGACACCTGGGAAACAGGGGAATACTTCGAGCAAACCGACCCAGACACCTGGGGCAATACCTACAGCTGGCAGAACTTCCCGCAGTTCGAGCGGCTGCTCAGCTTCAGTCGCACCATGCTGGTTCTCTCAGAGAACGGGCACCTTTCCGATACCGACGCAATCCTGGGCGACACCCACGCGACGCTCGGCCACTTCGAGATCGAGCGTTTCGAGCGCAGCCATCAGACAACCTCGACGGCGCACAACCCCGGCGGGTTCTGGTATCACCTGCGCGAGCGGTTCGCGACGCTCGCCTATGACGATCTCTTCGAGCTGTCACGGACCCGGCTCAGCGAGCACATCCCACTCTTCAATGAGCAGGCGATCACCCGCGAGCACGGTTACACCGGAAGCCTGCAATTCTTCCAGGCCAATGGCTGGACAGACACCAGCCCGGACTGGACAGCTGGCGACTGGCAAAGCGGCGGGTATTACGACGCCGCGGCCGAGCCCACTTGGTATGAGGCTTATGGGTGGCAAGTCTTCCCGCAGCTTGAGCACGTTCTCAACTTCAACACTTCGGGCGTTTATCTCTCAGAGACGGTCGACGGATTGTCGGAGACGCACCACGTTCTGGGCTTCCCGACTTCTGAACGCTTTGAGCGCGATTACTTCGCGCAAGCAACAGAAAACCGGCAGTCGTTCACAACACGCCAGCACACCCGCACGGTTCAAACAACTGTGCCTTTATATGTTGAGCCCACCTGGGCCAACGGCACATGGTCCGGCGACGGAACAAATGAGGCCGGCTGGGTTATCAATGGCACAGTCTGGACAGGTGACGCAACTGAAGAATGGAGCGCGACAGCATGGGGCACAGACCAGTGGGCGCAAGGTAGCCTCTCTGTATGGGACACCAATAATTGGCTGGCGAATGACCCAACCACATGGGCCGACCATCAGATGTGGGTCAGAATGGCTGGGTGGCAAATTGCCAGCCTTGTGGTGGAAGCGGTCCACGAGACCCATGCTTAAACCGCTGATTACAATGCAAACATCAAAGGAGGTGAGCCCTTGGCCACACTTGTAACCACAGGGCGGGCGGGCCTGGCCGCCTCTGTCAAAGCCCGAAACATTTTCCTGGGCATCGGAGCGGGACAGACCGCGTGGGATGCCAACGGGGTTGATCCAGAAAACATCAACTCAACCGGCCTTTATGACGCTATCGGATACCGAAAAGCGGCCCAGGTCGATTTCGTTCAATCAGCGGCACAGGGTGCAATCAGTCTCCCGAGTGGACGTTATGACGTGAGCGCAACTGATACCAATTTGCTCTACTGCAAATTCACATTGGATTTTTCGGATGCGTCCACCTCCACCATTCGTGAAACTGGCATTTTCTTAGACGTTGTGACCGGGGCAGGGTTGCCAGCTGGTCAAATGTTTTTTGATGCAGCCACAGAGGTCACCAGCTCGGGCACTCTCTATCTGATCGAGCACGTTTCAAGCATCATTCGGACCCCGGCAACTCGGGAAACGTTTGAGTTCGTTCTCACGTTCTAAAGGAAAAACACCATGAGCCTTCAGGGTTACTACAACCGATTTTCAGCCGCCGATCAGTATGACGAGCTTTTGTTTCGCGCCAGCAAGGGCCTGCAGTCCGCTGAGCTAAACGAAAGCCAGGCGATCCTTTCTGATCGGATCACCAAGATTGCCAACAGTCTTTTTCAAGACGGTGCAGTTATTTCTGGCTGTCAGCCTGCTGTCAATGTGCAGACAGGCGAAGCGACAATGCAGAGCGGCACGCTCTACGTTCTGGGCGCTGTCCGCTCTGTCGACCTGGCCACCATCACAGTTCCCACCACTGGGAGCCTGCAGATTGGTGTTCGCTTGACGACGCAGACCGTCACCGAGCTTGAGAACGCCAACCTGCGTGATCCTGCACAAGGAACACGGAACTACCAAGAGCCAGGCGCCGGCCGGACAAAACGCACCCTCACTTGGGGTTGGTCTGGAGACGGCGGCACGGGTGATTTCTACGGCGTTTATGACATCCTCAACGGTGCGCTAGTCACCATCGAGGCGCCCCCCGTTCTGGACGCTGCCAAAAAGCTGGTGGCCCAATATGACCGGGACGCCAACGGCAGCTACATCGTCAGCGGGATGCAGCTGAGCGCCCTGGGCAAAGACACCACCAACAGCAACTACACGTTCACAGTTGGCGAAGGAACGTCGAACGTCTACGGCACCAAGCTGACCAAGCCCACCGCCACCAGCCTGGCGTTCCCGATCGACCCTGAGCTGCAGACGATCAACAATGAGCCGAAGGTTTCGGCAGGCCCCACCAGCCAGACCCTGAACGTCAACCGCTACCCCTTGGCAGCGATCAATGACGTGGTCATCACCAAAGAGGTCACGGTCACTCTGACCCACGGCTCTTTTAGTGGCGCGCTGGATCAGCTGCCTGACACTTCAGTTCTGAGCATTCAGAGCGTGAGCCAGTCCGGCACGACTTACTCAGCCGGCACTGATTACAACCTCACCGCTGATCAGGTCGATTGGTCGCCATCAGGCGCCGAGCCCGCACCGGGTTCAACCTATGACGTGACCTATCGGTTCCTAACCAGCACCTCGGCCACCAACATTGACCCCGACCTGGGCGCGTTTGACATTGTCGACGCCGTCGCTTCCACCCTTGTGCTGGTGGATTACGACTGGAAGATGCCCCGCGTGGATGTCATCAGCCTCGATCCTGATGGCCTGTTTCACCGCAATAAAGGCGTTTCCACGGCCTTCAATCCGATCGCCCCAACAGTTCCATATAACGAACTGCAGATTGCTGAGTACCTGCAAACCTGGCACTCAACCAACAACCCTGAGGTCACCAACAACGGCCACAAGGTTGTTTCTGTGCGCGAACAGCGCCAGATGAAAAACGCCATTGCTGAGCTTTACGGCATCGTCGCCGAGGAAAAGCTGCAGCGAGATCTGGCGTTCAAAGAGCCCACCGCCAAATACGGCGTTTTTGCTGATCCCCTGCTGGACGGCGACCTGCGCGACGCCGGCATCTCTCAAGATGCTGTGATCGTCAACCAAGAGCTGCAGCTGGCCATCAACGGCGCACCTGTGCGGGCTGCTCAAAACAACGACACCCACGAACTGCTGCCCTATCAGGACGTGACCCTGATCGGTCAGGAGATGTTCACGGGCTTCATGAAGATCAACCCTTACGGGAACTTTGATCCAATCCCCTGTGACATCACCTTGGATCCCGCTGTGGATCTCTGGGTGGTCACCGAAGAGAACACCACGTTTAGCACCCAGTCGTTCACGATTGGCGCTGGCGACCGTTCCCGCTCTTCTACCGCCACGGTGGTTGAGCTGGCCTCTGAGGTCCAGACCAACATCGCGAACCTGCGTCAGACGGTGGTTGATTTCACTATCTCTGGCTTTGACTCTGGCGAGGCGCTGTCTGACATCGCTTTTGATGGTGTCCACCTAGGAAACAACGGGGAAGTGGCAGACCTTGATGGTCTGGTCAACGGCACCTTTACCGTGCCCGCTGACATCCCCGCCGGATCTAAAGAGGTGCAGTTCCTTGGCAACCAAGGCAGCTTCGGCTCCGCGATCTACACCGGCCAAGGCACCCTCGTTCAGCGCGAGTGGAACAGCATCACCACCACCACAACGTGGCGCTGGTGGAGCCCACCGCCCCCGCCGCCGCCGGCACCCCGTCGCTGGGGTTGGGGTGACCCCCTCGCGCAGAGCTTTGTTCTGCCCGAAGGTCGCCACGTTACCGGCATCGATCTGATGTTTGCCGAGAAGGGCTCAGACGACAACGACGTTGTGGTTGACATCGTCTTGGGTGATAACGGTTTCCCGAGCGCCGACTCTGTGACCCGGACCCGGATCAAGGGCAGCGACATTACAACCTCTGGTTACACCCGCGCCACCTTCGATTTCCCGATCTACCTGGACGCCGCTCAAGAGTATTTCGTCGTCTTGATGACGAACGACGACACCCACGCCTGCCGCATCGCAGAGCTGGGCAAATACGACACGGTCGCTCAAGAGTTTGTGACCCAACAGCCCTACACCGTGGGCGTGCTGCTCAGCAGCTCCAACGGCACCACCTGGACTGTTCACAACGACCGGGATCTCACATTCAAGCTCTACGGCGCAGAGTTCACCGCAAATTCCGCCACCATCAACCTGGGCAGCTTGACCGTCAGCAACATGACCGACCTTCTGGTTGCGGCACCTGTTGACATCCCGGCCACCAGCTCCCGCGTTACGTTCCGCTATACCCGGAGCAACGGTGAGCAGTTCTTGCTGGCCCCTGATCAGTCGATCAGACTTGAGGCAGCAGTGAGCGACACCATGCAGGTGCAAGCCATCCTGGAGGGCACCTCTAAGGAGTCGCCCACCCTGCACCCCGGCGTTCTGAGCATCCCTGCGACGCTCGACACCGCCGGCACTTATGTGGGCCGAGAGTTCGACATTACGAACGGCGGCTCCACTCTTCGGATCATCTTCGAGGCGCAGCTCGCGGGCGGCGCTGGTGTCGTGCCTCAGTACGACAACGGAGGGTTCCAATCTATGGCGCTCGGTTCGGCCACCCCTGTGGGTGATGGTTGGGTTGAGTACGTCTTCGAGGACACGGGGATTGTGGCTCTGACCGCTACCCGCGTGAAACTCAACCTCACCGGAACGGCAGCAGGCCGTCCCAAAATCCGCAACATTCGCGCCGTAATGGTTTGAGGTACTAATTCATGACAACCGACACCAGAACAACCAACCAAAACTACGCGCTGCCGTACCCCTCAAACCTTCTGGCCGCTGATGTGGTCAGGCTGCGCGAGGCCCTGCAGGCGATCGACACAGACATGGTGGCCCGTCCTACGGCCACCGCTGTGACGGCTGAAATTGCCACTGCCATCAGCAATCTGGTGGGGGCTAGTTCCGCCGCCTTGGACACGCTCGAAGAGCTTGGACAGGCTTTGGCGGATGACTCCAATTTCGCCTCAACAGTGACAAACAACCTGGCCCTAAAGCTGGATAAAACCGGCGGGCCAGTCTCGGGGGCGGTGACGCTCCCAGCCAACCCCACCTCAGGCACGCTTCAGGCGGCTACTGCTCTTTATGTAGAGCAAGGCGGGAAACCTTGGGCTTCTGTGGATGACACAGCCAGCCCTTATGACGCGACAGCAAACACCCGGCTTTTAGTGGACACCACTAACGGGGCTGTGACGGTCAATCTTCCTGGCTCACCAGCGACTGGCGATTATGTCGAGTTTGTTGATGCAGCCGGTAAATTTGATGCGAACAACCTCACGGTGGGTCGCAACTCTCTAAACATCATGGGCCTTGCTGAGGACATGACTGTTGCCAAACTCAACGCCAGCTTCCGGCTGGTTTATGCAAACGCCACTCAAGGCTGGAGGATTAACTAATGAGCACCCTTTCCCAATTCATGTCAGGTGGTGGCGGCGGCGGCGAAGGCCCCCGCAACGCCTGCAAAATGTGGAACTCTGCTAGCGGCGGAGCCCACAACCAAGTCAGCAGCTACTCAATCAACACCTCCGCGTACACCTGGACAGTTCCTGCGGACTTTGACGTGAGCGTTCCGCTCCGTGTTTATGTCTGGGGCGCTGGCGGTTGCGGCGGTGAGTACGCCGGCAGCGGCAACAGCTACGGCGGCGGCGCTGGCGGCCTGGCGATTTCTGAAATCACCACCCTGACCCCTGGCGACACTGTGACCGTGACGATCGGCGCTGGCTGCCGTTCCTACAACGGCCAAGGCGGCACAAGCTCGTTCGGCAGCTTCCTGTCTGCTACTGGCGGTAACGCTGGTTACAACAACAGCAACAACCAAGGCGTCACCACATACGGTGCTGGCGGCATGGGCGTGAACGGCAACATCAGCAACTGGCGCGGCGGCTACGGCGGCTACGGCTCTACCAACTCCAGCTCTGGCCATGGTGGCGGCGGCGGTTCTGCCCCCTCCCCAGACGGTGACAAGCACGGCTTCCAGGGTGGACATGCCACTAGCTACCAAGGCGGTGGCGGTGCATCCATCAACTTCAATGGAACCTACCCCTACACCAGTTACACATCCGTCGGTGGCTCTGGTACGGCTGGATACGGTACTTCTAGCGTTTCCGCTTCGACCTATTACGGCTACGGCGGCGCTGGCGGCGCTGGGATCCTGGGTGCAGGCGGTCGCGGTGCAAGCGTCAACAGCTACTCAAACACCGCCCAAAACACGGGCGTTGCAGGTGATGGCCAAGGCCACTCAATCTGGACGCCAAACATGATCCTCCTCGGCGGAGGCGGAGGCGGCGGCGGCGCTGCAACCATTCATAGCTCTGAGCAAACTGGCGGCAACGGTGGTTGCGGCGGCCCTGGTGCTGGCGGCGGTAGTGCTGCTGTTTATAGCTCCGGTGCTTCTACCAGCTACATGGTTGCCGGTAACGGTGGCATGCTCGGCGGCGGCGGCGGCGCTCCTCAGTACAGCATCGGTGGCTCTGGCGGTAACGCTGGCGGCGGCGGTGGATCAGGCTATGGCGCTTACAGCGCAGATCACTGCAACCACGGCTGGGGCGGTGATGGCCTCATCTTCATCCAATACAAAATCATCTTCTGAGGAGCACTGACATGAAACTTTATGCAAGATTGTTTGAGGATGGCCGGGTTGCAGAACTGCACTCTGGCGATCCCAAAACAGATTTCTGTGCTGCTGTCGCGGACCTTTTCGTAGAGGTTCCCGAAGGCACAGGGCTTAACGACAAAAAGACTTCTAAAGGGTTTGAAAAATACCAACCCCCTGAAGTCCCTGCGCCCCCGACGCCTGAAAGGCACCTTTCAGAAGCTGAACTCAAAAGCTTTATGACTCGTTCAGAGCGCATCGCCTACAAGGCGGCTGCTGATTCTGATCCGATCATTGCTGACTTTGCAGAAATGGTTGCACTGCGCCCGCAAAAAGTCAAAGACGCAGACACTGTCGAGGCCATCGACAAAATGCAGGAACTCAAGGTGCTGAGCGCAGCACGCGCGACTGAACTGAAATCATTGGAGGTTTGATCGATGCCGGCTAACTTTCTGCACGGCGTCGAAGTTCTGGAGCTGACGCAGGGGGTTCGCCCCCTGCAGACCGTTCGATCAGCCGTTATTGGCTTGATTGGCACAGCTCCAAACGCCGACGCAACCACTTACCCCCTGAATGAGCCTGTGCTCATTTCAGGCAGCCGCGCCAAAGCTGATTTGCTTGGCACTGGCGGCACCCTCAAAACTGCAATGGAGGGCATCTTCGATCAGATCGGTGCCACCGTTGTTGTGGTTCGAGTGGCAGAGGGCGCTGACGAGGCGGCCACTATCACCAACCTTGAGGGCGACAGCACCGCTAAAACCGGCGTCTGGGCGTTCCTCAAATCTGAGAGCACCCTGGGCATCAGCCCAAAAATTCTGATTGCTCCCGGTTACACCCACCAATGCACTCTGACCCCTGGCTCAGAAGTCGCCAACGTGGTTGTGGCCCAGTTGGTGGCCATCTCTGCCGGCTCTAACGGCGTTGGTGATCGTCTTCGCGCAATCGTCGTGGCTGACGGCCCCAACACCACCCAGGCCGACGCGCAGGCTTACGCAGATCTGCACGTTTCTGATCGCCTCTATGTGGTCGATCCTTGGGTGAAAGTGAACAGCACCACCGTGTTGCCCGCTTCTGCTCACGTCGCTGGCGTTATTGCTAAGAGCGACGCAGAACGCGGCTTCTGGTATTCACCCAGCAACCGCATCATTCAGGGCATCGTCGGGACATCTCGCGCTGTTGGATTCTTCCTGGGCGACGAGAACGCTGAGGCCAACATCCTCAACGAAAACGACGTGGCCACGATCGTTCGCGAAAACGGTTTCCGTCTGTGGGGCAACCACTCCACTACAGGAGATGCTCAGTATCAATTCCTGAGCACCCGCCGGATCATCGACATGGTCAACGAAAGCGTGATGCGCGCCCACCTGTGGGCCGTGGATCGCTGCATCACTCGCACTTACCTGCAAGACGTTTCGGCGTCTGTGGCGAGCTACCTGCGCAGCCTGGAAACACGCGGCGCAATCCTGGGCAGCCGGGTTCACATTGACCCCGACGCCAACAACGAAACCGACATCAGCAACGGGCAAGTCACGATCGATTTTGAGATCACCCCGACTTACCCCGCTGAGCGTGTGCGCTTCCGGTCGATCCTCACCAACGGTTTCCTAGTCAACGTTCTGACCGATTCCAACGCTGATGATGAGTCAGTGTTGAACAACGGGAACGAGAACAACCCCGGCAATCAGCAGACCGCTGATCAGTCTGGGTCTGGCGCAACCAACGACGACGACGACTGAGGAGGTCTGAACAATGCTGCCACGCACTCTTAGAAATTTCTCGCTCTTTGTCGATGGGACAGGGTACGCAGGGAAAGTCACTGAACTGACTCTGCCCACCCTTTCCATTCAGGCTGAGGAATACAGAGCCGGAGGGCTCGACGCCCCCATTGCCATCGACATGGGCATGGAGGCACTCACGGCCAGTTTCACCCTGGCTGAATATGACCCAGAGATCCTCAAGCTCTTTGGCCTTTATGACCAGAACGCGCTTGAGATGACCGCTCGCGGGGCACTCCAACGCAACGGCGACACTGACGCCGTGGCCATTGAAGTGAACCTCACTGGATCGATCACCAACTTTGACCCCGGCGCTTTCGAGGCCGGCTCAATGACTGAGGCAAGCTTCGAGGTGGCGGTGCGCTATTACAAGCTCACCATCGCCGCCGAAGTTCTGCATGAGATCGATGTGGAGAACATGAAGCGGATCATCAACGGTGAGGATCAACTCGAATCCGTCCGCACCGCCATGGGAATCTGATAGATGGCATCAAAAGCGCGCCCTACAGAAACCATCGAACTGACCTACTCGGTCGAGATTGATGGGGTGTCGGTCGACTCTCTAACGATGAGGCGGCCGACCGTTCGCGATCAGATGATCATTGACAAAGCAAAAGGCACCGACACAGAAAAGGCGGTGAAGTTTTTCGCCAACCTGTGCGAAGTTTCACCGTCAACGATTGAGTCTCTGGACACTGTCGATTTCACAAAGCTGTCGGATGTTCTCTCGGATTTCCAGTCTCCCCAGTCGGCGACTTAAGGCGTGGCGTTGTCATCCTTGCGAAACTGACCGGCTGGGGGCTCGATGAGATCTTGGATCTCACCACTGACGATCTCCTAGCCTGGGTGAAAACAGCTCAGGAGGTGGAAAAGGAAATTTCAAAAACAGCTAAGGCCGCACAAAGGAGGGGCTAAGCCATGGCAGCAGGCGGACCGGCAAAGCTAACTCTGAAGATCGGCGCCGACCTGGGCGCCAGTTTCAAGAAATCAATTCGGCAGGCTCAGAAGCAGCTGTCGACTTTCAATCAGAACGTAAAACGAAGCATCAACGACGCCGCAACGGGAGCGTCGAGAGGCTTCAAAAACGTGATCCGAAACGACGCTTTCCAGGCGTCAGCGGTTGCAGCTGCAGGCCTCGGCACTGTGCTGACCGGCGCCGTTCGCACGGCAATGGATTTTGAAAAATCAATGAACGCGGTGGCCGCTGTTAGCGGTGCCACGGGGCAAGACTTTAAGTCGCTCACCAACCTGGCCAAACAACTGGGCCGCACCACCCAGTTCTCAGCATCTGAGGCAGCGGGCGCCATGGAGATGCTCTCGATGGCTGGCCTCAATACTCAGCAAATGCTGGCGGCTACGGGGCCAACCTTGAACCTGGCAGCAGCTGGGGGCATCGAGCTGGCGGAGGCGGCAGACATCGCAACCAACATCATGGGCGGCATGGCCCTGAAGGTCGGCGACCTAAACACGATCAACGACGTTCTGGCCAAGACTTCCTCAAGCGCAAACACCAACGTGACCGAAATGGCCGCAGTGTTTGAAAAGGTCGGCGGCGTGGCCCCCACCATGGGCGCATCGCTGCAGCAGGTTTCCGGCATGGCCGGCATCCTGGCCAATAACGGCATCAAAGCCGCAGAAGCTGGCACCGCCCTGCGCAACGTGATGCTGCGGATGGCCTCGGAAGACACGGCCAAAAAAGCACTCAAGAACTTAGGCGTCAGTGCTACCGATGCAGCCGGCGACATGCGGGAATTCCCCGACATCCTGGCCGACATGGAGAAGCGCATGACCGCGCTGGGCCTGTCGGAATCCGCACGGGCCGACATACAGAAAAAGGTGTTTGGCCTCAGGGCTGTTGCTGCTGGCTCGATCCTGCAGCAGGCCGCCGCAAATGGCGAGCTTGACACCATGATTCAAAAGGTGACCGATAGCGAAGGCGCTGCGGCCAAGCAAGCCAAGACCCGTCAGAAGGGTTTGGCCGGCACCATGAAACGGCTCAACTCAGCCTTAGAAGGCCTGGCCCTTGCCTTTGGCGGCCCCTTGCTCACGCCCATTGCGATGGCTGCCGAAGCTTTGGCGGGCCTTGCTGGGCCGATCGCTTGGTTGTTTGACAACGTGCCCGGCCTGGGCCTGGTGGTCGGCGGCCTGTCTGCTGCCTTTATCGGCATTGTCGTGGCCCTGCCAATCCTGGCTGCTCTCAAGGGCGCAATCCTGGGGCTCACGGGTGCTGCAACCGTGATGGCTGGAATCAAGGCCATCGCCCTGGGCATGGTCGCCCCGCTCAAGTTCGTGGCCTTTGGGTTCCTCAAGATGGCTGGCGCTGCGGTTGTGGCCGGCATCAAAATGGCCATTGCCTTTGCCCCGGTGATCCTTCCGATCCTTGCGGTTGCTGCTGCAATCGCTGCCGTGATTGGCATCGGCCACCTGCTGGTTAAGTTCTGGCCGCAGATCAGTGAAGCCGCCAGCACAGCATTCAACGCTGTGGTCAACTTCCTCAAAGAGCTGGGCGCCAAGATCTTTGGCGCCATCAAAGGCATTATCAAAAAACTATTTGCGATCCCCAAGGCCATCGCAAAAGTGGTGATCAAGATGCTGGCCGCATTCATCAAAGGCTTTGCAGCCATGGGCAAGGCCGCAGCCAAGGGCGTCGCCCAGCTGGTGATGGCATATTTCCAGCTGCCGCTGACGGTGGCCAAGGTTGTCTCACAGATCATTGCCCATTTCACTGGCATTGATCTTTTCGAGGCGGGCTCGAATCTGCTCACCTCGATGTGGGAGGGCTTCAAAAACATCTGGCCCCGTTTCAAAGATTGGCTGGTCGAGAGCTTCAAAAATGCACTAGCCGGCATCGCGGCAACCTTTGACCCCCGCAACTTGTGGCCATGGGGCAAAGATGAGGGAAATGGTGAACAGGTGACCACACCCCGGCAGAAGCGGGCCAGAGGCGGCCCAGTTTTTGCGGGCGGTTCCTATCTGGTTGGCGAGCGTGGGCCAGAACTTTTCACGCCGGGGCGCGGTGGCAACATCCTGAGCACTGGCGACACCATGGCCGCCCTGGGCGGTGGCGGGGGCAGCACTGTGAGCCTGGCGCCGACGATCAACATCACTGTGACTGAGAGCAACGCCAGCGCGGATGACATCGCTGCAGCTGTGGCCCGTGGATTGGATGATGCACTTATGGAGGCAGAGGCAGGAATGCGCGCCCTGTTGAATGACTAATGGCTGAAACTCTTCTCACGCTTGGTTCCTATCAGTTCTCAATGGACACAGCGGCGCATGACGCCCTGCAGCGCAGCAAAACCTACCGATGGGCGACACAGCAACGCCTAACCCGTGAGCCGGCCTCGCAGTATGTCGGGCCAGGCAAAGAAACCATCAGCATTGCTGGCAAGATTTACCCGCACTTTCGCGGTGGCCTGACTCAGATTCAGGCTCTACGGGATGAGGCCGACAGAGGCGAACCGCTGACGCTTGTGGATGGCCGCGGCAACAACCTGGGCCAGTGGTGCATCAAAAGCATTCAAGACAAAGAAAAGGACTTTGTGCGCGAGGGCTTGCCTCGCTGCATTGAGTTTTCTGTGGCCCTTGAGTCCTATGGGCCAGACGCCAGCACCGGCAACGGCGACAACGGCGGCGACGGCGGCGGCGGATTTTTCAACTTCTTATCTTTCTTCGCTTGAGGTGATCTGATGGCTCTCTGGTACACATGCAACGACGGCGACCAGTTGGACGCGATTTGCAAAGACATCTACGGATACAGCAGGGGCAGCACTGAGGCAGTTCTCAGCCACGAAAGCAATCGCGAGCTGGCGCGCAAAACTCCAGACCTTGAGGCAGGTGATCAGATTTACCTGCCCGACCTGCCGCCCCAAGATTCAGGCATCACAACCCTCAACCTTTGGGATTGATTTATGAGACCGCGCTTCCGCTTGGACATTGCCGGATCAGATGTGACAGCTGCTGTCAGCGACCGGGTGGTGAGCATCAAGGTGAACGATCAAGCCGGGCAGAAGTCCGACACCCTCGACGTGGTGCTTGATGATCGAGACAACGCCCTAAGCATTCCAACGGCACGCGCAGAGATGGAGCTGTGGCTGGGCTACGACGACGGAGATCTGGTGAAAATGGGCCGCTACACCATCGATGAGGTGGCCCTAAAAACGAACCCTGACACTCTGACGGTGCGGGGCAAGGCGGCTGACAGCTCGCCTGAATTCAAGGCAGCTAAAACCCGCAGCTGGCATCAGCGCACCATTGGCCAGATTGTTTCCACGATTGCAACTGAGCACGGCCTAACGCCTGCGGTTCATGTCGATTACGCCGAGCGGTTGATTGAGCACATCGACCAAGAGAACGAAAGCGACGCGCATTTTCTGACGCGCCTGGGCAAGCTTTACGGGGCCGTCGCCAAGCCTGCAGATGGGCGCCTGTTGTTCATCCCTGAGGGCGCAGCAATCTCTACGAGCGGCCAAGCGTTGAGCACCGCAACGATCCAGAAACATGAGATCACATCGATGAGCGCGACAATCAAAGAGCGCGGGCAATTTTCTGGCGTCATCACCCGCTATCGCGACAAAGAAACCAACCGTGAGGTGGAGGTCGAAACCACAGAGGCATGGCAGCTGCGCCTAGGACCGGCCCCCGTGTTTCGCGACAAAAAACTTTACACCTCGCGGGACATGGCGGAACAGGCCGGGAAAGCCCAGCTGGATCGATTAAGGGGCGGGACGGTGCAAATTGACTTCACAATGCCCGGCCGGCCCGACATATTCGCAGAAAGGCCGATAAAACTAGAGGGGGTCAGAGATCCGCTAGACGGTGAATGGATCGTTAAAACGGTTACTCACACCTTCGGGGCAAACGGGCTTCAAACAAAAATCAGCGCCGGCTCCAAGCCTGACTGATCGATAAAATGAGGCTTAAGGGGGGCCAGAGGTGACAGGGAAGCAAGGCTTTTGGCAGAACCTACTGAACGGCACTGGCCAGGCGCTGCCCCTTGCTGTGATCACTTCGCTGATGGCGTTCGGCACGTTGATGGTCAATGTGCAGATACAGCTGTCTGAATTGAGGCTAAAACAGGATCAAACGCTGCAGATCTTGGAACGATCTGAGCAAGCAAGAGACAAGGCGCTCGCCTGGTTAAAGGAAGAAATTGAAGACATTGAGCGACGGGTTGACCGGCTGGAAGGCCGGCGACCTTAAAAACAGAGGGGGAGCGCATGGGATTTATTGCCCGCGCATTTGAGCATTACGAGGGCTTGCCGCATCAACGCGAAGCAATCGCCAAGCTTGAGGGGATGGTGCCCCCGCACTGCGTCGAGGCTTTCGCCAAAGTTTTCAGCCCTGACACTGAATCTGAGCGCGTCTTGCCTGTGCCATTTATGAGCCAGCTCGACAATGCACTAATGGCGCATCGGACCTGCAACCCGTCAAGCTGCGCGATGTGCCTGGAATACTTAGAGCCGGGCATGATCAACGGCGACGACGATCTGATCGTCGAAATGGAAAAGCGCGGATGGGACGTGACGAACCACACCGCGATGACCAAAATTTTGCGGCTCTACGGTCTGGAATCTGTGTTTCGCTACGACCTGACAAAGCAGACCCTACAAAGTGAAATAGCTGCAGGCCGTCCGGTGGTTCTGGGCATCTTGCACAAAGGCCCAGCGGCTAAACCTTGGGGCGGTCACATGATCGTTTGCGTGGGCATGGACCCAGCGGAAGACGCAGTGATTTGCCACGACCCTTATGGCTCACTTTTGGATGGCTACTCTGGAGCTGCAGAAAGTGGAAAATTTGTGAGCTATCCATGGCGCGAATTGCGCGCCCGCTGGACAGTAGAAGGCCCCGGATCTGGCTGGGGCCGCATCTTCCTAACCTCAAAAACACAGGAGACCCCAAATGACAATTTCAGAGCTGCTTAGCAACCCTGCAACCTGGATCATCCTGGCCGCCGTGTCAGAAGTGATCGCCCTGAGCCCACTGCGCTCAAACTCGATCATTCAGCTTTTGCTGCAGGCTGCCTTCTCACTGAAGCCAAAAAAAAACTAGGAACGAACATCCCGCCAGACGGCCGTTGGCTTTTCCGCTTCAATTCCCGAAGCCCGATGGAAACGCTGCGGCGCGCTCTGGCGGCAAAAAAATTCCACGCAACGTTGGGAGGGAAACTCGATGCTGAGATTTCTAAGGTCTCTGATCTTCTGGACCGCCAAGAATCACGGAGTGACGGAGCGGCCCATGGGCTTCAAGGTGAATTCACTGAGCACCCCATCGATCCCGAAAACGTCGGCACCCCAGCCGAAGCCCTCGGAGGCCCTCTCAGTTGGTCGCTCTCTATTAGTCGAGACGAACAGGAAACAGAGACAGGCGATGATCCGCCAGCTGGCTCTACATGAGGGGCTGAGGCTAAAGCCCTATAAATGCACAACAGGGGCGCTCACGATTGGGTACGGGCGAAACCTCGATGCGCGTGGCATCACTGAGGCAGAGGCCGAAATGATGCTCTCTCATGACATCGACGATTTCCAAGACCGCCTCTTGCGCGAGATCCCGTGGATGGCGGAGCTGTCACCTGTGCGCCAGAGAGTGCTGCTGGATATGGCATTTAATCTTGGCATTTCTGGCCTTCTTAAATTCCAAAGAACCCTAGCGGCCGTGCGAGGTGAGGAATACGAACGCGCCGCCGCGATGATGCTGGACAGCCGATGGGCCACACAGGTTGGGCAGCGCGCAAAGCGCCTTAGCCGGATGATGGCCACCGGGCAGATTCCTCCAGAGCTGAAATGAGCGACGCAGTCGACAGGCCGGCCCACTATGTGAAAGGGGGCGTTGAGTGCATCGACGCTGTGGACGCGGCCATTAGTGACCTGGAGGGCGTGGAGGCTCACTACACAGCCAGCGCGATTCAGTATCTCTGGCGCTGGAAATCGAAAGGGGGCGTTGAGGATCTGCAAAAGGCCCGCTGGTATCTGAACCGGCTGATTGCGGCGGCTTCCATTGACTGAGATATGCCGCGGCCTGATCGACTGCGCGCCTGCGCTCTCGTTTCATCAGGTGGCTATATCTGGCCGTTGTCGCGGTTGAGGCGTGGCCCAGCAGCTCGCCAATCACGCCCAGCGTGTGACCTGAGCTGATCAGGTAGCTCGCGAAAGTGTGGCGCAAATCATGCACCCAGAGCCCGCCCACCTGGGCGTCGGCTTTGAGGCGTGACCACGGCTTGTGATGTTCTTTGAGGTGGTTTTTTCCTCGGCCCCTTATGAGCCACTCGCCGGGCGGTTCGTGGTCCCGCAGCTCCATGACCACGCGCAGCGCGTCAGTTCCTAGCACTATCTCCCGGTGCTCGGTTCTGTCGCGTTTGTGTTTTTCCGGCCGGATCACTTGGTCGACTAAGTCGACTTCTGACCACCGGGCCGACATGATTTCGTTAAGCCTGGCGCCCGTAAGCATCAGCAGCTGGATCATGCAGGCAAACCGGAAATGGATCCCGCCTTGGGCTTTTCTTTCGCGCAGCACCGCCAGCAGGCGGTCGACTTCATCCGGCGACGCATAACGGCGACGCGCCTTTTCCCAGTGGTGTTCTATCCCCTCGCAGGGGTTGTGGTGATCGCGGGGCAGCCAGCCCCAACGCTTGGCCAGGCTCATGGCCTTGGAAAGTGTTTCAAGGCACCTGTTCGCGGTGACCTGTTGTGGATGTGCTGCGTGCCAATCCCAGAGGGCCGCCTGGTCAATATCCTGCAGGCGCCAGCCACCGAAGGGGGCCAGCAGCAGGTGGTTGCGGAAGTATCCGCAATCATTGAGGGCCGCCCCCGCGCTTTTCCTGGGCCGCGCCCATCGCTCCATAAAGGCAATGTGCAGGTCAGCCAACGTTTTGTCTGTTTTCCGCTCCCGCTTCATCGCGGCTGGATCCTCCCCCGCGAGAACCGCCACACGGAGCCGTCCCGCCTTCTCCCTGGCCTTGGTGACGGACATTTGCCCCACGTCCCCCAGTTTGAGCTGACGGTCCCACCGCCCATTGAGCCCGTACCTAAAGACCCAGGATTGGCCCCGGCTGATGCACAGCCCCGGCACTTTTGAATCACTCTCCCAACGTTTCGCCATATCGTTTCCCCTCGAATCTCGGACCGCGCAGGGACCGCAAATTTTTCGGACCGCGCATGATCTCTGGTTATCTGCCGGGAATCATGCGCCAGGCTGTGGCGCAAGTAAATGAAAGAATTTCAACGGGTTATGACCCGGAAGGAACAACAGGGATGGCAGCCCGTAGGGGAATCGAACCCCTCTTTCCAGGTTGAAAACCTGAACGGTTTTCCACATTTCCCCAACGTTTTCAACAACTTGCGAGGTGCAGTGTGGGCCTCGGACCGCGTAGGGACCGCGTAGCAAATTCCATGGCACGGGATCAAAAACTGCGCCAGCGTGGGCCATGCACCTGTGACAACCTGCCGCACGATGACTTGCAGAATTTGCCCAAAGTGTGAGGCCAAGTTTATGGATGGCCAGCTTTTTTGGTCAACTGGGCAGAAGGGCGACCCTGAGGTTTTGGCCAATCTGGTCTGCGATCTCCCCCAGGTGCAGAGGGGCGGCGGGTGCATCAATCAATTCAAAAGCAACCCCGCAAAAGACACATGGGAAAAGCGCCGGGCGTTTGCTGATGCAATGGCTGATGAGATGGACCTGCCAGCTGGCAGCAAAGATTTTGAGCCTCGGGATTTTCTGCCGGGGTTCGACGACTGAACAGCGATACCCTGAGCCTATGGATGAGGGGCAACAGCTAAGCGACGCAGCCGGGGCACCCGAGTGGATGGCCACGGGCCTGCCCCTTGAGATTGAGTTTGAGTGCGAGAGCACCGTGCGCCGGGTTGATGAGCTGAACGGAGAGCAGGCCCAGGAACTGGCCCGAGTCGCTCTCCGCCACAATTTCCGACTGGTCAACATGCTGCGCCAGTCGATCGATCGAGTCGCCTACCTAGAGGAAGTGATTGACGACATCATCGAGAAGCCGACTGATCAGTGAGGTTCGTGATCCGGTACTGATCGCCATTCACTAGGCCTAGCTCATACAGCACCATGTAGGCGCGCTCACGGGTGAGGAATCGCCAGGCGTGGATTTTTTCGCGCCAGACAATCCCACGTTCCTCGGTAAAACAGAGGAACCCGTCTGGCCCCTCGACGGCGAAGTTTGCCTCTGGGTGTGATGAACTCATGGCCTCAACTCGGTTCGACGTTGGATCTCCGCGCAGGCTTTCGCGTTGCTCTGGACGTGACACCCATCGATCAAGCGGGGCAGGCTCCAGTTTTCAAGCTTGCTGTCATGCCAGGCGTGAACCGCCATGCCCACACCAATGACGGTGTAGACGCCAGCGATCAGCCAGCCGAGGCGGTAGAGCCGCCGTTCGATCTTGGGTAGGCGCACGGTGATGATGTGATCGTTTGCCCGCTGCCTCGCAATGGTGGCTTGAGTGGCGGGATAGGGGAAGAGCTGAATAGCTCTGTGATTATGTTTTTTCATGCGGCTTCTCTCAGTCGGTTGCTCATGACGGCGCCCAGCAGTCTGCCTTCCACCCAGTCCGGGCGGTTCTCTTTGCACACTTCTTCGATCGCCCAAAGCAGGGCCACCTCTGCAAAGCCTTCATGGCTGCAGGGCCACCCGTCTTTTTTCATGCCGTAATCGTCGAGGATCTGCAGCGGCCGTGAGCTGTATTGCTCCGCCTTGGCGTCAAGCATCATCCAGATATGAACGGCGTGGTCGGCATAGGTTTTGCAGACCAGCTTGCTGTTGTTGATGAGGTTCCAGGTCACGGCGCAAACGTCGAGACCGTCGCGGGCAATGATGCCCTGCTCTGTGGGATCAAGGTTGCGTGTGACCCACTGATCGATGCGTTTCATTAGAAGAAAGCCGGTAGAACGTAAGCGGTTTTGAGGTGGGGGATGGTTTACAGGAACTGCAACGTGATCTGTTCAGACACGCCCCCTGGTGGCTGTGTTGTGGTGTGCGAGGGCTACGCAATGAGCTATTTCAAAACGCAGGCCGCAGCCCTCGCATATCTCGACATGACGGCAGAAGCCGATCAGAAAGGAATGTCAGCCGAAGGTGGCACCGGGGGCGCCTGAGCCGGTGGGGCCGCAATGGCTGCGGCGTGTGGCGTGAGAGCCTGGCTAGTCGGTGGCATCGTTGCGGCCTTTGATTCGTCTTTGGCCTTGATCAGGTCAACCGTTCCAAACTTGATCACAAGCTTTTCGCCTTGGCTGCCATCTCTGCGCGGGAAGGTTTCGCGGTGCGCTTCGCCCCGAGCGTCGATGGTGTCACCCTTGTGGAACTTATTAGCAGCGCGCTCTGCTGCCTTGCCCCACAGCTCAACCTCGACCCACCAAGTCTCAGGATCCTTCCAGGTGCCGTCCTTTTGCTTAATGCCTGGCTGCTTGACAGCCATGGCCAGCTTGCAAACGCAACTGCCTGACTCGAAATACTTCATCTCTGGATCGCGGCCCAGGTTTCCTGTGGTCTGAATCGTGGTGGTCATGGTTTGTCTGCCGGGTTGTGGTTTTTTTCGTAGGCGATCACGTCATCCACGGCGTAGATGATGCGCGCGCCCACTTTTGTGAATTTCGGCCCAATGCCTTGGTGACGCCAGTTCGCGAGCGTATGGGTGGCCATGCACCAATAGTCGGCCAGCTCCTTTGGTGTCAGGAACATTTTCGGCGGTTCATCGCCGAGGGCCAGGTGCTTTAACGGATGGTCATCTGTCATCAGAACCTCCCTTAGGCGGGGCCGTCGACGGGGACGCCCAGTTTGAAACCCGCCGGTTCCAATGCTTAGGGCTCGATTTCCGTTGGCTAGTTGGCATACAAGGCCGGCCGCATAGGTAGCGGGTCGGCGTTGCAATCCGTTGGCTAATTGTTGTCATTCTCTTCCTCGCTTTTCTCTACGAGGGCAGGCGCCGGGCACACCTCCCCCAGTTGGTTGCTTAGGGCAGGTCTCTCCGGTTCTCCCTGGGTGATCACTACCGGCTGAACAGCCGGCCGATCAGATTGTTTTAATAACGCATCCTGCAGGGAAACATTATTGCCGACAGACTCATTTAGTCTTTGTTTCCCTTGCGTCAAGTTTGCGTCTCCCCTAGGTGCAGAGTCGACAACATCGAAGCCCAGCAAAATCTCAGGGCAATGCAGATCGATCAGCCATTTTGCCGAGCGCCAGCGCAGCATTTGCTCGGGAATGGTTGAGTATTTTTTGTTGCGGGTCCAGCCCTCAGCGGCTGCAATTTTCCAACTGAGCGTCACTTCTGCAATGTCGCCATCGCTTAACGGCGCGTAGGCCGTCACCTCCAGATCTTCTTTTTTGTCGCCTTTGTCGATCTTCCAGCGGATTGGGCCGGCAAAGACTTTGGCGCGGTTGGCCAGTGCAACGGCAAATTTTGCTGTGTACGCTGGCCGGCCGCCGATCATAAAAACGTTCTGAACCGCCGTAAGCGGGCTGATTCCCAGCTCGACAGCGAGTTGCACGACAACAAAGCAGTCGTGGGGATTCTTTTGGAAGTTCGCCGGGACCATGCTGCTAGCAGCAAAAGCATTGGCAAGACGCCAGCAGTCAGCGAAATTGTCGTGCTGCGGGACAGGATCTGCAGGGCGATCATCGGTCTGAATGGTGATGGTTTTGGTTTCGTCAGTCATAGTGCCCACCTCGGAAGGCTTAGGGAAGAGATCTGTTTATCGAAGCCGGGCCACTCGTCTTTTTCCTGGCATTCCTTGAAACGCTCCAGGGCCTCGCGGTACTGACGACGGCCGGTCTCCATTAGTTGTTCGTCGCATTCGTAAATGGCGACGGCGTAGGGGGGTTCCTTTTCCACCACCACAAAGAGGAAGTTTTCAACCGGCCCCCAGTCGCCCGAGGCGGTGATCAGATCGGTGTAAAACGCGGCCTGCCAGTGGTACTTGAAATTGGCCACGGACTTGCCGAAGCCGGTTTGCCCTGCGCCGCCATAACGACGGCTGCAGGTTTTCACATCGATCACATAGGTTTTGCCGGCAACGGTCGCGATCCGGTCCGCTTTGCACTTGAGCATCATCCCGGTTTCAGGGTCGACCGCCTGGCAAACCTCTTCGCTGTAGCCGCCCTGGCCCTCGACGAGAGCGGACGCTAGCGGTGATTTGCGGATCGCGGTCTGCATCTTGTCGACACAGTCCCAGATGTCAGCGGGCAGGGCCTCGCGGTCGCCGATGTTGGCGGCCCATTCTTTGTGCGCCTCTTTGCCGGCTTTCGTTCGTTTGTCGAAACTGGCCTCTTTGATGAACCGATCGTGAAACACTTGCGGCCCTTCGAGCACATGGGTGTGCAGGGCGGTGCCCGTAATTAGCGCGGGTGACGTTGTTTCCGGTTCGCGGTCGGGGTTCAGGTATCGCTCCCAGTAGTAAAGGGGGCAGTCAGCGAACAGCTTCAAACCTGAATAATTGACCGCCTGAAGCGCCCGGTATTGGGGATCAGGCATCTGCATAGGTAGAACTCCCAGATGTTCCCGCGAGGTCATCGCGGCGCACGGAAAGTAACGGGCCTGCCCGGTCGGTGCAATGGCATCCCCGGTTTTCTTCCGGTTTCCGTGACGATCCTTTTTCTTTTGTTTTCAATGACTTACGCATTCCTTACGCCTAAAAGGTGAGGGGAATCAAGTCAAGGAAAAAATGCAATGAGAGTGATCCTGCGGGATTATCAGCAGAACGCAGTGAACTGGATCAGGCACGCTTACGCCAAAGGCTGCCGCTCTGTTCTGTTCTGCCTTCCCACAGGTGGCGGCAAAACTGTCGTCTTCTCTTATGTGGCCGAAGCGGCAGTGGCCAAAGGCCGCCGCGTGGTCATCCTTGTGCATCGCCAAGAGCTGGTCAGCCAGTCCGTGGAAAGCCTGGAGGCCCTGGGCCTTGAGGTGGGTGTGATTGCCCCCGGCGAACCGGAGCGGCCAGAACTCCCGATTCAGGTTGCTTCGGTTCAGTCCCTTGCTCGACGGCTGCACCGCTGGGCAGATGCTTTCGATTTCATCGTTATCGATGAGGCGCATCACTGCGCGGCCGGCAGCTGGCGCAAAGTGTGCGACGCCTACCCGCAGGCCCACCGCCTGGGCGTCACCGCAACACCCGAGCGCCTAGACGGCAAGCCGCTGCGCCCATGGTTCGATGAGCTGATCTGCGGCCCCGGCACCTGGGAGCTGATGGAGGCTGGCCACCTATGCCAGACCAAAATTCTCTGCCCACCCACTGGGGTGGATTTCAAAAAGCTGCGGGTCTTGGCGGGCGACTTCCGAAAAGACGACGCAACCGAAGCAATGACAGGGGCCACCCTGATGGGGGATGTGGTGACCCACTATCAGCAACACTTGGCACCGGGGACGGCCATCGCCTTCTGTGTCACTGTTGCCCACGCCGAAGCCGTCGCAGAGAAGTTCAAGGCGGCTGGCGTGCGCGCCGCCACGATAGACGGCACCCTAAGCAGAACCGCTCGCCGTGAACTTATCGACGGGCTGAGAACTGGGGAGGTGCAAGTTTTGTGCAGCTGCGAGGTGATCAGCGAGGGAACGGACGTGCCAAGCGTGGGCGGTGCTCTGCTTTGTAGGCCAACAAACAGCCTGAGCCTTTTTCTGCAACAGGTCGGCCGATGTTTGCGCCCGGCCCCAGGCAAAGAACAGGCGGTGATCATCGATCACGCGGGCAACATCCGCCGCCACGGCTTACCCCAGGATGTGAGATTTTGGAGCCTCGACGGTGCGAAAGACCGGAAGGCAAAAGAAGAAAAGCGGGCTGCCCCCTGGGTCACTGTCTGCCAGCACTGTTTTGCTGCCATCCCTGGCGGGGGTGCTGCGTGCCCCTACTGCGGAGCGGAGCCCCCTAAGCCAAAGGCGAAACCTAAGGGCGCCTTCGGTGATGGCGAATTGCGGGAACTTCGCATCGAGGCCGCACTCATTCGCATCAGGGAAAAGGAGGAAAAGCAACGCAAGAAAAACGAACAGAGCCAGGCCAAGACTCTGAAAGAGCTGCAGGCAATAGCAAAACAGCGCGGTTATTCTCCGGGCTGGGCCTATCACATTCACCGGAGCAGGAATGAGCGCGGCCGTTTCTTATGAGCAGGCGATCCAAAATGAGATCCGCCTCGAACTAGGTCATGAAGATTGCCGGCTGTTTCGGAATAACACCGGCTGCCTCAGGAACGACCGGGGCCGCATCGTTTGCTTTGGTTTGGCCAAGGGCAGCAGCGACCTGATCGGATGGAAAACCATCGAGGTCACACCCGAGATGGTGGGAACTCGCTTAGCGGTGTTCACCGCTGTGGAGGTGAAAGACAAGGGCCGGCCCACGCCGGAGCAAAAGCGATTCATCAGCTGCGTGCAGGCGGCTGGTGGGTTTGCAGGGATAGCAAGGAGCGTCGAGGATGCGAAAAAAATCATGCAGTTGGTATCACCCACCTAGCACATTGGTGGCACACAGGCTAAAAGGGGCGGGCGCTCTACCTAACGCACCCATGCCACCAAAACCAAAGCCACCGGAAGACCGGGTGGACATCAGAGAGCCTCGCTACGCTCTCGCCGCACTTGAGACGCTATATCGCAAATGCAACGACCGGCCAAACCACTACCCCGTGACAGAGGTGGACGTTTGGCACTTCGCGAAATTCCCAGAGGTCTGGGCAACGCAAGCAATCAGACGAAAGGCCAGCGGCTGGAACTTCAAACGCTGCGAGCCTGTCGTTTCCCGAGTTCGACAGCTTTACATCTGGGCGGCGCCCATCCTGGAGAACTGAGGGAATGGGGATGAGAGAAGAAATAGCGACCCTCCCGAAGGGTTGGAACTTTGTTCTGTGTCATGCGAAGAACGGCACTCAAAAGGCCGCCTATCAGGAAGCATGGCGGGACTTGAGGCAAGACTCAGACGCGATCGCCGAATTGCTTAAGGATTCTGCGCACAAACGTAAAGCATCGATGGTGGGCGTGATCCTGGGCGAGGCGTCTGGGGGCCTGCTGGCGGTCGATCACGACGGCGAAAGCTGCGACGAGCTGCTGCGTAAGCAGTTCGGCATTGAGCGGCTGCCAACAACGCCCACGATCACCTCAGGCAAGCCCGGCCGCTTCTGCAGTTTTTTCCAGGTGCCCGGCCACTTGGTTGACAAGATCAAGCCAAAGACGATCTCAACCGGCGTCACGGGGCCTGACGGGAAGCAAGAGCAGCTAGAGCTGCGTTGGACGGGCCAGCAAATCGTGGCAGGAGTTCACCCTGAGACCCGCAACCCTTATCAGTGGTTAATTCACCCAACCCAGGCTGAGCTGGCTGAGGCGCCTGCGGTGTTGCTTAAAGCCATGCGCAAGGAAGAACGGACGGCCGCCACCTTGCCGGTGCTGAACCTGCCTACGCAGCCAGCCGGTGCTGATGAGGTGCCCCTGGAAAAGCTTTTGGCGCCGGCGCATCGCGAGCTGATCGCCAAAGGCTGCGGGGAAGGGGGCCGCAACAACGCCGGGTTCAGGCTGGCGGCTGATCTGATCGGTGTTGTGGCCTGGTGCAAAGCCGAGGGCGTGCGATACAACGGACACCCTCCGCAGCTCTTCCTGGAGTTCTGCGCACGGTGCAGCCCACCCCTAAGCGAACGAGAGGCGCGCACGATCTACGAAAGCGCAGAGCAAAAAGCACCCGGTCCCTGCCTGTCTCCTGACAAGCTGCGGGGATGCGTGCAATGGGCACAGGGCAAAAGGCAGCGAGATGATCGGAACACACCACAGGCCGCGGCCAATGAGCCAAGGAAGCAGCCCGAACCCGATTCCTCCCCTTTCCAGCTTCTCGGATTCAATAAGGGAACCTATTACTACCTGCCCAGGGGGCAAAAGCAGGTCATCAGCCTCAGCGCCTCAGGGCACATCGAGCGCCAGCTGCTCACACTCGCACCACGCGACTGGTGGCTGCAAACATTCGAGAAGCCACCAACTCGAAAAGACGGAGACCCTACCGTTGACTGGGCGAAGGCCTGCAGCTGGCTCTACGAAATGCAGCACCTACAGGGTGTTTATGACCCTTGCAGGGTCAGAGGCCGGGGATGCTGGATCGACGCCGACCGAGTAGTCATCCACCTGGGCGAGCGCGTCATCTGTGACGGCTCTGAGGTTGAGGTGGGCAAGGTCAAGTCCCGTTTCATCTATGAGCAGGGCGCGGCCCTGGCTGGCCCGCTGCTGGATCAACCCATGGGGGTGGATGAGGCGCGTGAGCTGATCAAGACCGCGGAGCTATGCCGGTGGGAGCATCCCGCATCAGCCTCTATGCTCGCCGGGTGGGTGGCTCTTGCCCCCGTGTGCGGCGCTCTTCGCTGGCGCTCGCACGCCTGGATAGTCGGTGGAGCAGGTTCGGGGAAGTCATCGGTTTTGTCGATGTACGTCAAGCCCTTACTGGGTGAGATGGAAACGAGCGTTTTAGGCGCCAGCACCGAAGCTGGGCTCCGCCAATATCTGGGCTCTGACGCCCGGCCCGTGCTTATGGATGAAGCCGAGCAAGCCCAGGCGCGTGATGAAGAACGCCTGCAGGCCATCATGGAACTGGCCAGGGCGTCAAGCTCTGAGACCGGGGCCAAGACGCTGAAAGGTACGGCATCCGGTACGGGCCAGGAATACCTAATTCGCTCGATGTTCCTGCTCAGCTCGATCACGTCGAGCCTGAAGCAAGGCAGCGACAAAAGCCGCTTTGCACTGCTGCAGCTGCGCAACCCTGCAAACGACACCCCAGCAGAACAGGTTGAGCATTCTGAGAGGTGGGAACGCCTGCGGGACCGCTTGGCAAAGATCGACGGCAACACCGGCAAACGCCTGATTGCTCGCACGATTAAGCGGCTGCCCATGCTGCTGCGTGAGGTTGAGCTTTTCTCGGATGCGTGCGCTGAGTTCTTTGGGAGCCGCCGGGCTGGTGATCAGTTCGGGTTTCTGATGGCTGGGGCTTTCTCGCTCACTAGCGACGCTGAGGCCACGCGGGAGACCGCTGTGGCGTTCATCGCGCAACACAACTGGGATGAGTTCCTAGAGCCCGCCCGCGACGCTGCCGACCATGAGCGGTGTCTCAATCGGATCCTGGAAAGCCGGGTGAGGATGGCGGGCGTCGACACGGAGCTGCCCATGGGCGAGCTGCTGGAAATCCACCTGAACCGGGCACTTCATAACGAGATCACCA